GTACAGAAGCTTCTCAAACATTAACTGACGCTGCAACGATAGCATGGGATACCAACAGCGGAAGAATAGCAACAGTAACTATAGGTGCAAGCAGAACCATGGGTGCTCCAACTAACGCCAAAGTTGGTACTTACGTACTCTACGTCATTCAGGGTGGGTCTGGTAGCTATAACATCACATGGAACTCTGTCTTTAAGTGGCCAGGTGGTGTTGCGCCTACACTATCGACCGCAGTTGGTCGAAGAGACATATTCACGTTCATCTATGATGGTACGAATTTCTACGGATCGTACATCAACGACGTAAGATAACAGGAGTAAGATATGACCATTACATATACATGGAAAGTGACGGGAGTAAAGGTTAAAAACGAAGGCTCTAATACGGATGCCGTTGTTCAGACATATTGGACAAAAATAGGAATCGACGAAAACGGAAACGAAGGTACGTTTAGCGGAGCTACTCCATTCACTTCAGTCAACGTACCATCTGGCGAGTTTGTCGCTTTTGAAGATCTAACAGAAGAAATCATTTTAGGATGGATTCAAAGCGTTATCGACGAAAACTATGATATTCATATCAATAGTCAAATCTTAAAGCAAATCCAATCTAAGGCTAATCCTGTAATAGATAAAGAACTACCCTGGGTTGTAACTGAATAAAAATCGTGAGGTTGTAATGAACACTATTAATTTCCAATTCACTATCGAACAGACGAACAAGATTTTGATGGCTCTAAACAAGATGCCTTATGAGATGGTAGTTGATCTAATCAATGACCTTCACAAGCAGGCTCAACCACAAGTTTCTAATCAACCAAGATCGATGCCCGTACCTCCTTCTGTAAACGAATAATGGGCTAATTTTATAAATAGTTTAAAGAAGAGGTTTAACGATGGAACAAATATACACAGCACTTCATGCCGCGGCTGATCAAGATGCTAATGGGTTTCGCGACGCCATCCATGATGCATTAGCCGCTAAGATTGAAGACGCATTAGAGCTTAAAAAAGTAGAAATCGCAGCAAGAATGTTTTCTGCTCAAGAAGAAGAGCTCGCAGTAGATCAGGAGATAGAATCAGATGAAGACTTTCAGACAACTGCGTGAAGCTCTTAAGAAAGAAGAAAACCCTGAAGCCAAGGAATTAAAGCCTAGAGCTCAGGGTGAAAGGGATTTCTACGACGCGCACACGCGCGAAGTAACAGATTATCCACATAAGAGCGCTGGTGGGGAACCAAAGAGCGGCGACGCTGATCATCAACCAAGCAATGGTGATCGTTCGCCCATTCAGCAGGGAACATCGAAGCTAGGTGATAAGTCGGGATTCAAGGGAAGTAAAACTCCTATGACTCGTGCAGACAAGACACAAGGCGACATGAAACCACTTCGTCTTGCTCCATCGTCGGTACAAGCATTCAAGGAATCAATCTTTGTTAATGCTCCAATGATCAGCGAAGACAATTCAGATACCATCACAGTTGAACTGTTGAACGGTGATGAAATTGAAATCAACGAAGACGTGTTCAATGCAATCACAGACGTGTTCGAAAGACTTAATACTGGTAATCGCGAAATCTTCCGCTCCGCCGTCAACGAAAACATCGAGTCATTCGAAAAAATTCTAGATTTCGTTTACGAAACTCTTTCTGGTGAGGAAGAATAATGGCTGACGGCGTAGTCAACAAACACGTTAAGGGCGGATGGGTCATCGTTAAGTTTTCTAACGGTGGCGGATTCGTAAACCTTAATCACTCCAATCCATTGATTGGTGCAAACTCTGCTGGTGAAACTGTTACTCGTCTGAATATCATTTCTGCTGAGTGGTCGATCGGTAACAACGCATACTGGGTTGTTAAGCGCGGCGCTAACACTGTTCTCAATCTTACAGACGGTCAACATTGTTTTGATTTCTCAGACTCACGTCTGGTAGATAACTACGGCGGAGAACCTCAGGCTAACGTTGTTGTCACAAAAGTTGGTTCTGGTCCTGGCACTATCACTCTTAAGTTGCACAAGGTAACTACAATCGCTGGAGGCTCGATCTACTAATGAAACTCATCTGCGAAGTCAACGAAAATCTTCAAATCATTACAGAGGCCAATGAAGCAGGTGAGAAGCAGTATTTCCTTGAAGGCATTCTTATGCAAGGAAACATTGGTAACAAGAATGGCCGTGTATACCCAACAGATACACTAGCTAACGAAGTTGGTCGTTACATTCGCGAGTTCGTTCAACAGAATCGCGCATACGGCGAGCTTGGACATCCACAAGGTCCAACTATCAATCTCGAGCGTGTATCTCACATGATTAAAGAACTGCGTCAGGAAAACGATAACTTCGTTGGCCGCGTAAAGATCATGGACACACCATACGGAAATATCGTAAAGAATCTTATGAAGGAAGGCGCTAAGTTAGGCTTCTCTTCACGCGGTATGGGTTCGCTAGTGAAGCGCAAGGATGGTCTTATGGAAGTTCAAAAGGACTTTCACCTTGCAACAGCAGCCGATATCGTAGCAGACCCTTCAGCTCCCCATGCGCTCGCGAACGGGATCATGGAAGGTAAAGAGTGGGTTTGGAATAACGGCATCCTCGTGGAAAAGGATGTTGCTCATATTAAAAAGAGAATCGACGAGGGATATGGCTCTAGGGAAAATCGCGAAGCGATTCTTCTTAACGCATTTAATACATTCCTCAAGAAACTATAATTGGCGTCTTTTTATAAATAAACTAGAATAATATTCTACACAACCCTGAGGAGAATATCAATATGTCAGGTCAGGATACTAACGTCGAAAAGCTCGACGTGCAAGAAGCAAAAAAAGCGAGCTACGGCGTTAATGCTGAAATCGCTGAACCTACTGCTGTTTCAGCCGCTGTTCCTGGTGGTGTAGCTCAGCAGGGTGAAAAGTCAGGCCCTATGCTACAGGGATCAAGCGTAAAGCCTTATACTAAGGTAGGAATGATCAACTCAATCGTTGATACTCTATCTGGTCTTAAGAAGGCTGACGTTTCCGCTTTCTACGACGCAGCTTTCAAGGGTGACAAGACAAACCCAATGCAGGGTTCATCTGTTAATCCAAGCCAGCGTTCAATTGGCGAGTCAAAGGTAGCTCGTCTGACTGCTGAAGATATCGACGTTTCTGAAGATATCGCGGCTATTTTTGCTGGAACAGACGTTTCAGAAGAATTCATTTCTAAGGCTACAGAAGTCTACACAGCCGCGGTTCTTTCCAAGGTAAATGAGCAGCTAGAAATTGTCGAGTCAACTTTCGACGAGTCGCTGACAGAAGAAACTGCTACAATTTCCGAACAACTCGTAGAGCGTGTTGATGGATACCTCGACTACGTTGTTGAGCAGTGGATGGAACAGAATTCTGTTGCTATCGAGCGCGGTCTTAAGGCTGAAATCGTTGAGTCATTCATGAGCGGGCTGAAGGGTCTGTTCGAAAATCACTACATCGATATTCCAGATGAAGCCGTTGAAGTTGCAGAAGAGCTTGCTGCTAGAGTTGAAGCTCTTGAAGAAACAATCAACGAAGAAATCGAAAAGAACGTTGAGCTTTCAGCTCAGCTAAAAGAATTCGAGCGCGCAATCGCGTTCGCAGAAGTTTCAGAAGGCCTGACAGACACGCAAGTAGCAAAACTGCAGTCACTTTCTGAAGCAGTTGACTTCGAAGACGTTAATACGTATGCGAAGAAGATTGCTACCCTTCGTGAAAGTTACTTCCCAACAACGGGCAAGGCCAGCCAGTTGTCAGAAAGTGTAACTTTCGATGAGGAACCAGTGGGCGATTTCGAAGAAAACGCTGAAAAGCAGGTTCCAGTTGAGATGGCTGCTTATATGAACGCGATCACTCGCGGCATCAAAAAGTAATAACAAGGTAATAGGAGAATTAACATGCAATCTCTGAATGAGTCAATTCAGAAAAAGTGGCAGCCAGTCCTGGAACATCCTGATCTGGCTCCCATTAAGGACGTTCATCGTCGTAGCGTAGTTGCTCAGCTTCTGGAAAACCAGGAGAAGTCTGCTCGTGAAGACGGATTTGGTTCAGGCGGTTATCGCGCTCCAGGTCTCCTGGGCGAAGCTGCTCCAACAAACGCTATGGGTGGTTCATCTTCAACAGCTGGTGACGGCTCGATCGACACGTTCGATCCAGTTCTGATCTCGCTTGTTCGTCGTTCTATGCCAAACCTGATCGCATACGATATCTGCGGCGTTCAGCCAATGACAGGTCCAACAGGCCTGATCTTCGCAATGCGTTCACGTTTCACAAACCAGACGACATCTCCAGAAGCTCTGTTCAACGAAGCAAATACCACATTCTCTGGTTCTGCTGCTGGTAACACTGCTTCACGTCGTGTTGTTGGTAACACTTCAACAGGCCGCTTCCAGCAGTCAAACGATCCAACAGATCGTGCATCAGCCGCTACAACGTCTTCATATACTGTATCAACAGGTATGTCACGTTCAGCTGCAGAAGCTCTGGGTGACGGTTCTGCTAATGCGTTCCAGGAAATGGCATTCAGCATTGAGAAGGTAGCGGTTACAGCAGTATCACGCGCCCTCAAGGCAGAATACACGATGGAACTGGCTCAGGATCTTAAGGCTATCCATGGCCTTGACGCTGAAACAGAACTTTCAAACATCCTTGCTGCTGAAATCCTTTCGGAAATCAACCGCGAAGTTGTTCGTACAATCAACTATACAGCCGCTATCGGTGCTCAGGAAAACGTAACGACTGCCGGTACGTTCAACCTGGACGTTGACTCAAATGGTCGTTGGATGGTTGAAAAGTTCAAGGGTCTTCTGTTCCAGATCGAGCGTGAGTCTAACCAGATCGCTAAGGCAACTCGTAGAGGCAAGGGTAACGTTCTGATCTGCGGATCCGACGTTGCTTCAGCTCTTCAGATGGCTGGCGTTCTTGACTACACCCCAGCTCTTTCTAACAACCTGAACGTAGATGATACTGGCAATACCTTTGCTGGTGTTCTGAACGGACGTATCAAGGTCTATATCGACCCATACTTCGCTTCTTCTTCAGGCAAGCAGTATTTCACACTCGGCTACAAGGGCTCTTCAGCTTTCGACGCCGGTCTGTTCTATTGCCCATACGTTCCTCTCCAGATGGTTCGCGCCGTTGGTCAGGATACCTTCCAGCCAAAGATCGGCTTCAAGACTCGTTACGGAATGGTTGCAAACCCATTCGCAACGTCTTCTGCCGATGGCGTTATTGGTGCACCAAACACCAAGGGTTACAACGTATACTATCGCTTCGTGCAGGTTACAAACCTCATGTAAGAATAACCTTCCATGTGGGAGGGATAAAGAAGACGGGTTCAAACCGCAAACTGGGGAGCAGAAATGCTCCCCTTTTTTTGTTGAATAAATAGCTGTATGTCGATACTAGAAACACAACCCACAAATCTTAACTTCCTCGGACAGAATGGCTTTAAGTTTGCCATTAAGAAACTTCCAGGAGTTAACTACTTCTGTCAGGGCGCTACTATTCCAGCTGTGTCTATGAACGCAGTGCAAAGCCCTACGCCATTCGCATCTGTTCCGCGTCCAGGTGATCGTATCACGTACGAGCCACTCTCTATCATATTCAAGGTAGATGAAGATCTAAAGAACTACTTCGAGATTCAGAAGTGGCTTGAAGGGCTTGGTCACCCAGACTCTCTGGATCAGACGCGCCAGCTATCAAGAACTAATAACAACAGTTTTCTAGCTAAGACGCGCCCTGAAGGATACTACACAACATTTATGTCGGACGCCGTGCTTTCTATCCTCACAAGCGCCAAGAATGTGAACAAAAACATTTTGTTCCTTGATTTGTTTCCTCTTAGCCTGTCAGAACTTAACTTTGAAACAACGAACAGAACTATCGACTATCTTGAGGCTACAGCTACGTTCGCTTATCGTAAGTATCAGCTCGACGAGTAACTGACCCCTGAATTACAAATTCAATTATATGCGTGTTGCGGCTACTTGTCAAGAACATAATGGATCTTGACAATCATTATCTTGTGTGGTATCATTAAACTATGAAATTAGAAGATATCTACGCCATGTGGGAAGTTGATTGCAAGTATGATGATCTCAACTTGGATCAAGACTCACTTAACATATCCTCCCTCCACGCCAAGTACAACAGGCTGCTAAGTGAAACTCGCAGCCAGTTGCGTTCTGCTGTCATTCGCAAGAAGGCTCACTATAGTACGCTGCGCGACTACTACCTCGGCAATCTTAATAACCCAGAAGATCTAGAACGCATTGGGCGTACTCCGTTTCTTAACAAAGTCCTCAAGAACGAAGTGCAGGGTTACATCGACGCCGACGGCGAGCTCGTTCGAATCGATGAACGCATCGCATTGCTGGAAGAAAAGGTCGAAGTGATCGTCGAAATCATGAAGTGTATCCATAAGCGAGGGTACGATATCAAGTCCGCCATTGAGTGGAGAAAGTTTACGAATGGATTCTGATATAACGCTCACAAAAGTCAACGAAGCATATATGCGAGTCGATGGTAATGCAGGTATCGTGCGCGAGCTCGCGGACTTTTTGACGTTTGAAGTTCCTGGTGCTAAGTTCTCACCAAAGTATAAGTCGCGTGTGTGGGATGGTAAGATCCGTCTACTGAACTCACGCAACATGCAAACTTATGCAGGATTGGTTACCACTATCAAAGATTTCTGCGAGGAAAACGGTTTCAGTATCGCTATTGATCCTGAGCTAACCATCACTGAGGAGTTTTCTCTTGCGGAAGCTAAAGAATTTGCATCTACATTGGGATTACCTTTTGAGTCTAATCCACATCAGCTTCGCGCTTTCGCTATTGCTGTGCGCAATAGTCGTTGCATCCTTATTAGCCCTACCGCTTCTGGTAAGTCCCTGATAGCATATCTGATCACGAGATTTTACATCGAAAACTTTGATAGCCGCGTCCTTATTCTAGTCCCAAACATATCTCTAGTCAATCAGCTTGCATCAGATTTCGGTGAGTATGGATTAGACAGTGATGCTCTGATTCATCGCGTCTTTGCTGGACAAGAAAAGATAGCTAATAAGCCTATCGTCATATCGACGTGGCAGTCGATATACGAGCTTCCTAAATCTTATTTCGAGCAGTTTGATCTGATCATCGGTGACGAAGCGCATCTGTTCAAAGCGCAGTCACTAACCAAGATTATGACTAATGCTACAAACGTCAAGTATCGTTTTGGTATGACTGGAACGTTGGATGGTAGCGTAGTCAACGAGTTGGTGCTCAACGGTTTGTTTGGTCCAACTCACAAGATCATTGATACGAAGGATCTTATCGAACAAGGTAAGCTCGCGAAGATCAAAGTGAAAGCGTTGGTTCTGAGCCATCCGAAGGAAGAATGCGACAAACTGAAAGGGTCGTCTTATCATGATGAACTTGAACATATTGTTTCGTTTGCTCCTCGTAATAGGTTTATCACTAACCTTTCTTTATCTCTTAAAGGCAATACACTAATCCTATATGCTTTCGTAGAAAAGCATGGGCAAGTGCTTTATGACATGATCAGAGAAAAGGCTAAAGACCGCAAGGTGTTTTTCGTTCATGGTGGTGTCGATGGCGAAACTCGCGAAGAGATTAGACACATCGTCGAGAAAGAAAATGATGCTATCATCGTAGCATCATACGGGACATTTTCGACAGGCATAAATATCAAGAACCTACACAACGTCATTTTTGCAAGTCCCACAAAAAGTCGTATCCGTACCATGCAGTCCATTGGTCGTGGGCTTCGCATCTCAGGCACAAAAGACAGCATGACACTGTTTGATATAGCCGACAATCTTTCAACCAATAAGAATAAGAACTATACGCTGAATCATCTGATTGAACGAGTTAAGATGTACAGTGCAGAGGGATTCCCATATGAACTGCACAACATCAAGCTGAGGAGCGATAATGGAACAGGGCGAAGTGTACTTTTTGAAGATGAATAACGGCGAAGATTTGCTCGTTCAACTTATAGGCGATGAAGAAGAATGCCTGTGGGTTACTCAGCCATATCGCGTCGAGCTTATGCCATCGGCTACCACGATGACTGTAACAACTTCTATTATGCGCTGGATACCATTTGAAAGCCTGATGGAAGAAAAGATTCGTATCAACAAAAGTAATATCTTGACATACATGCATGTTGATGATAATATATCAGATAAGTACCTAAGAACCATTAATGAACAGATTAGAAAAGATGAACGCCAGCGACAAGAAGCTGCGGAACAGCGTCGTCAGTATGTTCGTTCTATGTTAGCCATGGCTACTGCAAACAATTCAGGAAATATGCACTAATGAAAAAAGCTCGAGCTCATTATGTAAACAACAAAGAACTCTACGCTGCAATGGTAGATTACAAGGCTCAAGTTGTTGCTAATCAAGAAGCGGGTAAGCAATCTCCACGCATCCCACATTACGTTGGCGAGTGCATCATGAAGATTGCTACGCATCTAGCTTATCGTCCGAACTTTGCTAACTATACGTTCCGCGATGAAATGATCTCAGATGGCATCGAGAACTGTTTGCTGTATATCAACAACTTCGATCCAGCTAAGTCGCAGAATCCCTTCGCATACTTCACGCAGATTATCTACTTCGCTTTCATTCGACGCATTCAGAAAGAAAAGAAGCATCTGTATACCAAGTATGCTGCGATTGAGCAAGCTAACATCATGGGTGAAACGTCTGAGTCGCAGGACGGTGATCGCAGCAACAACTACGATACAGACATCAAGTATGGCGAGTGGTCAAAGGAGCAGATGGAAAAGTTCATGGCTGACTTTGAGACCAGCAAGGGTATCAAGCGTGGGAGCAAGAAGGCTACACCATGAAGATTGCTTTGATTACTGATACGCATTGGGGAGTTCGTAACGATCATCTTGCGTTCCTCGATAACAACAAAAGGTTTCTCGATGAGGTATTCTTCCCGTATCTCGATCTTCATGGCGTTAGCACTGTTATCCACCTCGGTGATCTGGTTGATCGTCGCAAATACCTCAACATCAACACGGCTAAACGCTTGCGTGACGATTTTATATCACCTCTACATGCAAGAAACATCCGTGCCCATCTCATCATCGGGAACCACGACACCTATTACAAGAATACGAATTCAATCAACTCCATTCGAGAGTTTTACGAAAACGATTTCCGAATCTACGAGTCAGCAGAAGTAGTCGAGTTCGATGGAGTTCCTATTCTATTCATTCCGTGGATCTGCGATGATAACCGCGACACAACACTAGAACTTATAAGGAACACCGATGCTCAGATCGCGATGGGTCACTTGGAAATCGCTGGATTCGAAATGTATCGCGGAAGTCCTGTCAGTCACGGTGATGACCGTTCTCTTTTTAACAAGTTCGACCTTGTATGTTCTGGGCATTACCATCATAGGTCTTCTAATGGTAATATCCATTATCTTGGCTCTCATGGTGAGTTTACTTGGAGCGATTACGACGATCCTAAAGGCTTTCATATCTTTGATACGGAAACTCGTGAACTGGCGTTCATAGAAAACCCATTCAGAATGTTCCGTAAGGTTTGGTACAACGACAAAGATACTAGCACAGAAGAGCTCCTCGATCGCGACTGGAAAAAGTATAGCGGTTGCTATGTCAAGCTGATCGTTCAGAACAAAGACAATCCTATGAACTTTGATTTGTTCACGACTAAGCTATATGAAGCCAGCCCAATCGAAGTGATCATTGTCGAAGATCATCGTAACATGGATGCCATCGATGAGTCTGATCTTCTCGACGAGGCTGAAGATACTCTAACGATTCTGTCGAAGTATATTGGCACCATCGAATCCAACGTGGATAACAAAGATCTTGACAAACTGATGCGTTCACTATATCATGAAGCTCTTCAAATGGAAACATGACTATGGAATTTGTAGCCAACGAAATCTATGTTGATCGCGAAGGCGTCGAGTATCGT